CCCCAGTTGGGGGGACACTTAAGGGTCAATCCGTGACCGCTCTGGGCACACTAACAAGTGTGTCGGACTTTTTGTAAATGAGGTATACGATGACGTTCGCTCGCACCCGTAGTGAAATTAAGCAGACACATTCAGGTTATCACTCGGCCTACCACAATGGTAGTCCTACTGGTAATACGTCCTTTTGTGAGACATATAGATATAATTCTACATGTAACGACAATCCGACACCTGGTTATGCTGAAAAGATCGCTGCGGGGGTTATAGTGAATACACCGTGTACTATCATCGTCGATCACCAACAGGTTAACGGTTCCGGTACAAATTTTGCGTACCAGAACTCTAAACCCAGTAATACCTATCAGGTATATGGTGATGGCTGTCTTACGCAGTTTTATTTAGATGACTGTGCGGGAACCCCAGATTATGGGGACCTGTACGTTGATCTAACTGAAGCGGTAGCCGAAGCGAAGACAAAGTGTCTTAGCAACATCGACAAAACTCCATACTCTTTTGGTCAAGATATAGGGGAACTGCGAGAAACAATTTCATTTCTCAAAGAACCGCTCAAAACGTTACATAATTTGAGCAACCTATATAAGCGAGCAGTGAAATATGGCGCCCTTTCAGGGGGCCGCCGGATAGCTCTTTCTGCGAAGAGATTCTCAGAAATCTACCTGGAGTATTCACTGGCCGCTGCGCCTCTTTTTCGGAGTGTCATGAATTTTTATGACGCCCTGCATGAAGAGCCGTATAGACCGAAAAGATTAACTGCACGAGGACACGTTAAGTTGGACAAATCAAAGCCAACAGAAACGCAGTCCATCCAGTACTACGGTGGGAATACCATTAGTTTTAATGTTTCCACTATAGTTGAGCGCGAAGTGCGTGCTGGATTCCTGTACGAGGTTGAGAACCCCGCAACAGGCGTTTGGTTTAAGTATGGTTTAAGGGTCAAAGATATACCAGAAACGGTATGGCAAGTTATGCCTTTATCGTTTATGGTTGATAGGTTCGTTGGAATTTCCAACTCTATCAGAGGCTTTACAAACCTCACAGACCCAAGCATTAAGTCCCTGGCCGGCTGGCTCACTATTAAGGAAAACACTGTTAAAACTATCAGTGTCGTACATATTAATGAGTCAGGGTATACCAGCAGTACACTTCCCGATCTTCTGTTTCAGAAGTCGTTCGCGTACTCGCGCGAGATTTGGGAGCCGGGCTATCTAGATACTATCCCCTTGTTGCATTTTGGGGATATTATCAAAGATGCACACAACACCGCTGATCTCATCGGGCTTATCGTGAGCAATTTCGCTCCCGTTACCCGTGATATAATCCTGCGAAGGATTTAGAGGTCATACAAAATATGCCGAAAAGCATTCAAACTACGAAAGGAGACATTATGTCTATCAACGGAGCAACCCCCATTATTGGGGGAACTTACGTGGCGCCAACTGGCGGGAGTGCTGATGCACTCTCTGCTGTTGGTGACGCAACGAAGATGGTTGCCCGATTCGATGCAGATACTGAGTATCTGACATCAAAGTCGGTTGACTTCTCTTCACGAGAACCTTCTGTGAGCTCATCAGCTCCAAACGGTTACACTCAGGCCCGTCGTTCTGCCCTTTTCAAGTTTCCATTACCACTTGATAATGGTGGGCGAACTGTCAACACGATTAAGATCGAGTTGGGAGTCGACGTCGAAGCAACCGCTGCAGAAATTGCAGAGTATTGCTTAGTTGCGTCGCAGTTTCTTGCTGATCCCGATTTTGCCAGTTTCTGGCAATTGGGAATCAACGAGTAACAGGCCTAAAATGTTTAATCTCATGCGTACTTTATTGCAAACTACAGGAAAAATCCTATGCAAAAGTCTACAAAAGTTAAAAAACGTTCGTTCTTTAACCCCGACACGATTGCGACTTCTATCGCATCGGCTGTCACAAGAGACATGGATCGCCGCACTTTTTTGTTTGATCATAGCGGAGACTATGGCGCTCGCCATTTTGGCGCTGATTGTCAGATAAGGGATGTACTTAAACGGTACGTTCCCTATCGTTTTGACCAGCGTGAACTCGATGCCCAGACATACTCAGAATTTTTGCGTATGTGTGGTCATGTTGACTTCTATAACTCTGAAGTTTTAGAGCTAAAAGAAGATGCTGCTCTCATGCAGCTAGCAAGGGAGTTTGAATCTATGAACAACATTGTTCATATAGACGAAACTTTCCCTGCACAACTTGAGTTCACGGTGAGGGTGCTCGAGTCGGCTAAGTTACTCTGCAAGCAGATACTTGGCAAACTCGACTTTAATATGTGGTACGCTGGATGTAAAAACTCCAGTGGTGTCACTATTGGTACAAAGTTCTATGATACCTCTAGTGAAACCAAGTTCACATATCCCATCAGCACCACCAAGAGCGCTGCTCGTCGCTTCAACATACTATTAAGTCAAGACCCTCAACTTGATGATGCTATTAAGGACCTTAATAGTGACGCCGCGTCCGCGGCAAAGTATGAAGAAGTAGACGGCTCTCGGGCTACTACTGTCGACAAGACCGTGACGAAGCGTCGTATGATAGCAATAGAACCCACTGTGAATATGTTTTTACAGCAGGGTCTCATGCATCTTATGTACGCTCGTTTATCGTCATTCGGTCTTGATGTAGCGTCTCTCCCAGATCAACATCGTATCCTCGCTAGGAAGGGAAGTATCAATAATAGTTTATCTACTATTGACTTCTCCTCCGCGTCCGATACAGTTGGTTATGAACTGGTCAAGTGGATCCTTCCACCTGATTGGTTCGACGCGCTGAATGAAGTTCGTTCACCAAAGATGTTAATTAATGGTGAATGGATCGAACTTCCGATGTTTAGCACGATGGGTAACGCTGGAACATTTCCAGTCGAGACGCTCCTCTTCTATTGCCTCGCGAGCGCAACACATTTCCATAACACAGAGGCTAAAAAGGGCGATAGCATTTTAGTTTCCTATAATGCTTATCGCTCTTGCTCTGTGTTTGGTGATGATTGCGTTCTCCCAACTGTTTCTGCTCATAGATTTATCCAAATCATGGAGCAAGTTGGATTCCTAGTGAATTATGAGAAATCATATCTAGGAAATGAGAACTTTAGAGAGTCCTGTGGTGGTGACTACTACCACGGGTACGACGTCAAGCCCTATTCCTTTAGGGCGCCCCATAGCACGGCCAAGTCATCGTTGGAGCCTTGGTTATATACGATATGGAACAATTTTATACCGAGGTACAGAGCGTACTTCGGGGATTGTTCCTACATATATGACTCTGAGCTTTTTCAGACGCTGGTCGCCATATGCCGGGAGCACAAACTTTTGGTTAAAGTTGTGCCTCCGGACTATCCTAGTGATGCAGGTCTCAACATCAGTGATGATCTTGAGCGTTTCGTACTCTGCTATAATCCTCCTCTTTCGAGGATTGATATTAGTGAGCACGGAACCTTGCGGTTCCAGTATTGTAGCTTCAAATACACGAAGCACAAACGCTGGTTCGACCACATCCATTACGTCGAGGACCTCAAAAGGGTCTACGTTGATGATGGGTGTGAAAAGGTATGGGAACGGACTTTTGGTCCGACCCGTCTACTCAAGGGTACAAATCTGTTTGAAAGCAGATTTGACTTTGAGTTGATGGGCTTTTCTCATGCCTCGCAAGACCTATGGAAGACAACACACGCAAGTGTGTTGAACGCACCGTTCTCACCGCAAGGTGAGGACCGGCACTCTTCCAACATACGTAGGAAAGGCGGGTATGTAGTGGCA